GCAGGTTTTGACTCTTCGGTTTTATCTTTAATTTTAACAATTACTACTTCATTAACAACATCGGCACCCGCTGCCATGGCCTGTGCCTGTGTACCTTGTGTGATTGCTGATTGGTTTTGTACTGCACCAAGTTGAGACTGTAAACCTTTAATTATTGCATTTAACGAATCTATTTGTTTAATTAATGCTTCGATTTGTGCTTTGAACCCACTATTTTGTGCCTGTAAGGATGCTCTTAAAATAGACTCTTCAACCGACTTTTGTAATGCCGTTTGTATCTGCATTGCAAAATCGTTTATCGTTTCACCTACCGTATTTGATTGATTAAGTAGTACATCATTGGTTTCGTCTAATACTAATTTTTCGTTTGTTATAGTTAATATGTCTGCTTCTAATCCACTAATTATTGCACTTAATTCGGTTTGTATTAAATTTAATCGTTCAACTTCTCTTCTTAAATCTTGTACTTTTTTAACCTCTTCATCATATATTGGTTTTGGAACTAAATCTTTTTTTGGTTTAGGTATATTTGGTTTTAATTCTGTAACATTTACATCTATTGCTTTTAATAGTTCTTCCTCATCGTATTTATCTTTTTTTAATTCTTTAAATAACAACGAAGATGCAACATTTGTATCGTCAACAACTGTAATATTATATTCATTTTTAACAATAGCTTCTGAACCAGATATCATTAATATAGATTCTAATCTTTCTTTTCTATCTTCCGATAACTTTTGTGCAATTGCTTCTATTGATGTGAATGCCATTTTATACTATTTCAAAAGTTAATTTATCATCAATTATTTTTGTAATACCATCTTTTACTACTTTTATTTTCAATCTATAAACTCTATCATTTGGATATGTTGATGTATCTAAGTAAAAATAATTTGATTTTGAATCACAACTTAATTTTGAATATTCTCCAAAAGGAATAATTATTTCGTTAGTTCTATAATCTTCTATTTGATAGTAAGATGTTGTTGGTAAATATTTTGATTGGTCATATTCAAACGTTGTTCCGAAAGATTTAGATGGAAATAAATCTCTAGCTTTAACTCTTATTTTTGTTTTAATATTTTGTGTATACTGCTTTTGTAAATCTGTTACAATAATTTTACTATTTTCTAATGCATCTTTTGATGATGAACCTGTAATTGGTAATAATGAGCCTGTTATAAATGTAGTATCATCCCAAACTAATTCTAATTTAGGTTCATATATTGTATTTGTTTCTTTTGAAAAGAATTTAAGTACACCATAATCAACACCATCATTTACTGAAGCGGTTTCATGGTGATGTATTATAAATCCATTATTATCTATTGTTCCACTAATCCACAATTTAACTATTTTAGTAACATCCATTCTAATATCATCTGGTTCATTACTAAATGATTGATACGATGAACCACTTAAATACCAAACGGCACCTTCTGCATTATTAGAACCTGTTGTTGTATTGCCTGTGGTTGAGTATACCGCAGTACCACCGGTTGTATCATAATTAACCCATTTTGTTTCAGTTAATCCATTTCTATATTTCCAAGTAGCTCCATCATACGTTACATTATCAAATTTAGTTCCAGTTCCCATCACCCAACTTGAAGATAATGCGTTTGCATAAATTGTATATTCTACCGGTATTTCTTCAGAATTTGCAGACTTTAAATTTAAGAACACACTCCAACTTGTAGCATTATTTTCTACAATTGATTGTGAAATTTGTGTTGTATTAAATTTAATTAAAGTTCTAGCTATATCCATAGTAGAACCATAATAAAGTTTACCCACTTCTAATATCTCATCTCTACCTGTGTTTTGTTCAGGTTGTTGAAGATATATACTTGCATCGTATGATGATGTGAAAAATTTATGCATTATATTGCCCTCCCTTTTATGTCTTTGTTAGGATATTTAAGTTCAAATACACATGGGTCTAATGACGGGTAAATAATTTTACCTTTAGTAGCCTCATCTATATTATAATCATTCGGTGCATATGTTCCGTCCTGTGAACATAAATTATTTATTTTAACCGATGGTACACTCATTACTCCTTCTACGTTTGCTAATATTAATTCTATTTCCGAAATGTTAATTGGTTTATTAAATGTCCAATTATCTATATTAAAATACTCCTGCATTTCTTTTAAACAATTTGCAAGAACTTCTCTTTTATTATAATTTGAATAACAAACTACTTCAAAATCTAAACCAATGTTTACAATAAATCCGTCTATTAAGTTTATAGCATCTGTAATGATTCTATATTCACCTATATAAGTTTTAAGATTTTGTTTAATTGCTTGATTTAAATTTGTTAGTTTTTTATTACCATCATATCCCAATACATACATATTGATTGCAAATGGATTGTTTACTTCACTTATTGCAGTTTTCTTTTGTGATAAAAATTTTGTCAATTCTTTTTGTATATCCGATTTATTTAAATTTTTAATTGAATCTACTAAATTTGTAAATTCAGATAATGTATTCGGATTAGCTAAAATTGATGCAGGAGAATTATTATCAATCTCACCATCTTGTGAAACATGTACTTTTGCAATACTACCATATCTTCCCGGCATTGATAATGCACGAATAATATAATCTTGTTTGGTTACTGCTCTATTTTGAGAACCAAATGTTGCTAATGCATTTTGTCTAATCTCCTCAATACTTTCGGCACCTCTACCACCTACTGCAGATTCTAAGTTTTCAACTGCAATCGATTCTTTACCAGCTTGATATGTTTGTAATAAATTTGCTTCTAATGATAGTAAATCTTCATCATATTCTATCTTATTTATAATAGTTAATTCACCTTGATTTACATTTGCATCTATTCCTCCACCTGTTAAATATGTTATGGTCAATGTTCTATTTAAAGGAGATATTCCAAATGTATTTGTTTTTAAAAAATTTGAAGGGTCTATTCCTTGATTTAATCTATTAACCGAATTTGCTAAACCCAATCCTACATTTTTTGTATTAGGTAATATTTGTTCATCCGGCATAGATACATCACCACTACCAAATTGTAAATCAATTGTATTATCTGAATTTATTTTAGTAGAAAATCTTCTTGGTACTTTTTGAACTTCTAAAATATAAGGAACTACACTCGATGATGTATATAATTCGGAATTTGCTTGAGTATTTGGTTTTTCAACAAATATACTCTCTTGTGCTAAGTAAGGAACTTCATAATATTTATTTCCTAAATCATCTACTACCGATGTTATTTCTATAATATTTAAATCGTCTACTGTTATAGTAGGATACTCTATATCGGCAATCGGCCCTATTGTTTTGGAAACTTTAGTAGCAGATATTGCTTTTATTTTTTTTGTTATTAAGTATAAATTTGGTTCTCCAGTATTTGTGTCTCTTTCATAAACATCAATTTCTCTATCAACTTCATTTGCAAAATCAACACCATCGGTTGTTCTAAAAATAACACCATTTTTTCCTGCAACCTCCATTCCTTCTTTTATTTTTAAATACATTCTGGAATCCGGTTTGTTATTTGTACCATTACCAGTAGATGGAACCAATTGGTAAACCGTCATAGTCGTTACTGCAGGCGCAGTTACTTTTGGTTTATATCCAAAAGATTGTGCAATAGACATTACATTTTTCCTTTCGGTTGCATGGTATAATAAAGATTCTTTTAATTGTGTATCTTGATAAAATGATAAAACATCACCTATATATGATGCCATTTCAACAAACACCATACCAGGTGAAGATTCATTAAAATCAGAATATGTATTTGGAAAATATGTTTTAGTAAAATCTATAAGGTTTTGCTTTAATGTAGCAAAATCTTTACCAACATAATTGATATCTTTTTTGTTATTTTTCCAACTCTTATCTAAAGGTTTAAGTGCCATTTATTTATTGTTTAATTTCTATACTTAATGAATCTTTCATATTTGGATTTGATATTAATGAAAATGTTAAATCCAAAGATATCACATGTTTATCAATCGACACATCATCGTAATCAAATATTATTTCGTCTATGTTTAAATATGGCAACCATCTTTTTACGGCTTCATTTATTGTAAATTCTATTTTAGAATCTATATCGTCCCTTATTATTGGTTCAAATATTAATCTCCAAATATCACATCCAAAATCAGGTTGCATTACCCTCTCACCCTTTCTTGTCATAATTAGGTTAATTAAATTACTTTTAGCTTGTGTTAAAGTAGAGTAATTGGTTGAGAAAATACCATTCCTATCGGAACTTGTATTTACCCCAATACCCAATACTTTATAATTGTTTTCAGCTAAATCGGTTACATTAACTTTACCTAATTCTATTGCCATTATTTAAATCTCTTTACTAATTCTGAATAATCCCTTGTTAATGCTTTTATTGTAGCATCTTGTAATCCATCACCCGTTGATTCAAAGTTTGGAACATTGGATGGTACATTTACATCTCTAAAATCCATAGTTTCCCATTCACTTTCATCAACTCTTAATTCTGGCTTAATCATATCTAATACACTTCCAACCGCTTGTGCACCTTCTTTACGTTGTGCAGATGTAAATGGTTGAGTCATATTCAAAATCTCATTTATCATTGGGTCTTTTGAAAATTCTCTTTGTGGTCTTTGAGGTTGTTGAACCGATTGTTGTTTTTTAACCGGCGTTTCATATTGATTAACTTCTGTCAGCTCTCTTAATGATGGAGTAGATGTTTTCTTTTGTGAGTTTAATGTAACTGCACCAGATTTAATTAGTTTTGCAACTTCTTCTTTAACTTGTTGCTTAACTTCGTTTTTAACTACTTCCTTAATTAGTGATAGTAAAATGTCTGATTTCATAATAATTGTTTATATGTTTTAGTAATAAATATTTATCCTTTAGTTTTATTGTTTTGTTTTTGTTGAATAAGTTCATCTATATTTTCAATTGGTAGTCCTTTTGACATTGTTTTTGTAACATTATCTAATAAATCTATCCTTTGTAAATTGGTTAATGCAGAACTTTTTATTTTATCATATGCGGTATTAAAACTACTTTCAATTAATATAGAAGTATTAGGTGTTACCGATGTTGGTATAATTTTACCAATATCGCCTGAACTTGGTGTTTTAAAACTTTGTGCTATATTTTTTTGTAAAGTTTTAGCATTTGAAACGTCTTGATTTGTTGTATTATTTATTTTATCTACTTGTTTTTTAATATCACCATCTTTAACTCTTTGTGCTGGTGTTTTTGGTTGTTCGGTTGTTTGTGAATTATTTGTATCTGCAATATCTTCATAAATCGCAGCTCCGTTTTTATATATTTCCACACCCATTGCAGCCACCAATTGGTCAGATATACCTTCTTTTTGTAATTTAGCAAGTTCAAGTTGTCCTGCAGGTGTTGCTAGATACTCATTTAATTTTTCTGGAGGAATTCTTTCATTTATTTCATATCCTATAATACCGGCACCGACTACCGCAGTTCCTGCAGTTAATGTTCCTATTATTAATTTTTGATTTGCAATTGCTTTTTCTTTTGCTAAATTGTATATAGTTTTAATATCTCTTTTTCTACTTGCAACCGTTTTAAGTAATGCTTTTTTAAGTAAACCACCATATGGTGTCGGTGGTGCAACATAATATCCAACCCATGGTAATATACTTGGAGCAGGTGGAGCGGGTGGTGTTAGTGCACATTGACATTGAAAAAACCCACCTAAAGTAAGACAATGTAACATTGCGGATGCTATAAATGATAATAAAAATGGTTCAAATGCAACTTGAGGGCCGACTATTATATTTGTCCAATATCCTGGAGATAAATTATATGCTTTTAATGTTGATATATTTTGAACGGCGGGAGGAAAAAAGCATGGTATATTAGGAAGAGGAAATTTTGCAATCTCTGCTCCAGTCCAGTAAACAATAACAGCATTACCACACAAATCTAATAATGTACTAAACATACCTTTGCCTGAAGACTTTGCTATTAACATTTCTGCAATCAATACGGCTTGCATCGTTTTTTTATTTCCACTACCTACCGGAACTCCACCTACCATTGTTTTGCCCGTTTTAACGGTCTTATCATACGCATCACAAAACGCTTCTGCAAATGCCTGCGCATCTACAATTGAATCCATTACTTTACCTTTTACAAACGATTTTGTCTTTGCTTTCCAACCTTTACCAGTAGGAATGGGTGAAGCTTGACTTATCGTCTGCTTCATCATATGCGTTTGCATTTCATGATAAAATATTGTCCAACTCATTATTTACCTACAAAGTTTTTAGTTGATTTTAATCTGCTTAAAGAAGCTTTTATAGATGAAAAGGCAGCTGCGTTTTCTGGCCCAACTTTTGTTTCACCCGATGGTGTTTTATAACTTTGTTGTAATATTGCATCTATCAATTGTTCCATTATATCTTGCATATCTCCACCCAATGTAATTGGTTGTACTCCTGCACCCGCACCACCTGCACCACCTTTATCGCCAACATAAACATTGGAACCATTTGAATTAAGGTATATATCATTTCCTTTTGATTCAATTGTTGTCATACCGCCTACTGATATAGTATGAACTGCACCACCTGCATCAACTGAAAATTTACCATCCGTTAATACACCGGTATTTCCTTTACCAAATATAATAAATTGACTTGCTTTTGCTGATAGTATAATTCTATCAGAATTTATAAACAATTGGTCACCTTTTAAATCACCCGATGAAGGATATCCTGCAAATGCTTCTTTTGTAACACCAATTGTTTCTTTAAATGGAACTTTTATTTTACCAGATGTAATATAAACAGATGTACCATCTTTATTTATATCCTCCTCAACTAATTCACCAATTGGTTTTGAATTAAAATCAGGATTTTGTTTATTACGAATGAATATTCCTGGTGATGATGTTTTACCATCCTCAGTTAAAAAGAACTCAGAGAATCTAATAGTATTACCAACTCTTCCACTTAATATAGTATCACCTTCTTTTGGTTTTAAGAATTTAATAGTTTCTACTTTATTATATTTTGATTGTTTTGATTTTGATTCAGAAGGTTTTTTATTTGGTATTCCTGTTTCTTTGGTTTGGTTATAATCCTTTGAAGAACCACCCTTACCATCTTCACTTAATTCCTTTTGAGAACTAGCTTTTGATGTTTTATAATCTTCTCTATAATTTGGATATTGTGTAATTGTATATGGTAAATAAAAATGTTCTTTATCGTTTATTTCTAATATTATTACACTCTCTCCTGATATTGGAAATGTAAAATTATTTTTGTCAAATGGATATGCATATGCATATTCTTTGATTGTATCTTCTGATAAGAATGTAATTGCACCATAAAATCTTGCATCTTTATCTGCAAATTTTTTATTACCATTATATATTAATACTTTATCATCTTCTTTTTCAAGTTTTAAAAAATCATCGGCAGATTTTAATACTTTATCAACCGAAGCTAAAAAGGCTTTGACAGGTTTTGATTTTTCTTTTTCCGGTTCATTAACTTCATCTTTTATAGTATTAGTTGGATTATATGCCATTACAATTTAGTTTTAATTTCTTCAATTTCAATTTCTAAATCAACCATTTTTTCTTTAGTCTTTTCTTCTACTGCATTTATTGTATCTTCCATATCTGCAAGTAATTGTTCCTTTTCATGTTCACTTAACCAACCATCTTCACCTATCCCTTTTGCTTCTGCAGCTGCAAGTCTTTGTGCTATTGTTGCAAGTTTAATTAAGTGGTCATCGTTTTTAACCGATACCTCAATTAAATCTTTTATGATAGGTGCAATAACCGTTGCCTCTCCTACATTACGAATCAATTTTCTTAATGATTCTATTAATTCAGAAATGTTTTTCTTTTTGTTTAATTGATTTTCGTATATATCTTTAAATAATGATGATAAATTCTTACCATCAAATAATTGAAATTCGTTTGCCATTTTATATGTTTATGTACTAATAATTATTTACTTATTAAAAACTTACCCAAAACTAAATAATCCATATCACAATTATGAAATGTCCAAATTGCTTTTTCTGGGTCATTCGTCATTGTATGGTCTTTTAAGTTAAATGATGTATTCAATAGAATGGGTGTTCCTGTCAGTTTTTCGAACTCCTTAAGTAAGTCATAGTAAAGTGGATTATCCTCTCTTTTAAGTGTCTGTATCCTTGCCGAATTGTCAACATGGGTTACTGATGGTATATTTACACCATCTTTAACTTGAACTACTTGATTCATATAAGGAACATCTTCTTCGGATAGAAAATACTTTTGATAATCTTCAATTGTTACCGATGGAGCAAATGGTCTAAACATCTCTCTCTTTTTGACAACCTTATTAATTCTATCTCTAACATCTTCCAAATGTGGATTAGCTAATATAGAACGATTACCCAATGCTCTTGCACCAAATTCAGTTCTACCTTGAAACCATCCTATAATATTACCCTCTTCAATTAGTTTTGCAACTTGTTTACACAATACTTCATTAGTATCAAACAATACAACTTGTTTTCTATGGTTTTGTAATATAATCTTAAGTAATTCAGGATTACTCCACTTCTCACCTAAATATGGTGATTGATTGTCTCCACCTTTTACTTTTGGATTACCAAATGTTTGATGATAATGATATAAACATGCACCTATTGCAGAACCACTATCGGATGGTGCAAATGGTATCCATACATTTTTAATTGATGTATATTTCTTTATCTTACCATTAGCAGTTCCATTATAAGCACACCCACCACCCAATACTAAATTTTCACATTCCCATATATTCGTAATTCTATTGATAATAAAATATAATGCACTTTCATACCACCTTTGTAATGATGCTGCTAAATCTTTATGATGTTGTTCTATTGGTTCATCTTTAAAACGAGGTGGAAATCCAATCAAATCAATCAACTTACCATTAAACATATCATTATCCGATGTATGCCATGTAAAGTAAGACATATCCATCTTTACAATATCAATTTCACCACCAATAGTAGCAATGTTGTCAAATAAACTATGATATTTTTGTCTATCTCCATATGGTGCCAATCCCATTACCTTATACTCACCTTCATTTGGTTTGAACCCTAAATAAGCAGTAAATGCCGAATAAACCAATCCTAATGAGTGTGGAAATTGTAATGTTTGTATTGTATGAAATCCTTTATCATCACACATTGTAGCGTATACCGAATGTCTTTCTCCTACCCCGTCAATTGATAAACCTATTGCTTTATCAAATGGTGATGTATAGTAAGATAGTGCCAAATGTGAATGATGGTGTAATGAATATAAAATTTCTCCATCATATCCAATTGATTTTAATATTTCTGTTAAGTTACCTTCTGTTTCATTCCATCTTTTTAAGAATTGTCTCCACTTCATTGGAAATCTTAAACCACCCCACTTACCAATAGTTTCTCTAACTCTTTCAAATTTATCGTTTGGGTTCTCATACCAACAAACCATATCAATTTTATCAATTGTTATTTTTGCATATTCTAAACACCATTGAATTGATTTAAACGGAAAAGAACTATCATGCTTTTCGCCGGATAGTTTCTCCTCTTCAATTGCACATATTACTTTACCATCTATAACTAAAGCAGCTGCCGAATCATGGTAAAATGCTGACAAACCTAATTGTATCATATTTAAATTTTTATATCGCCATCTCTATCAAATTCATTATAAAGTGCCATTTGTTTTTCTTTCATCTTATTGACAACTTTAGTAATATAATGTGTAGGGTGACCTGTGATTTCTCTAATAAGAAGGTATAAAGATTTTTTATTAAAATTTTCTATATGTTCTGCTCTTCTAAATAACTCTAATACAGAATCTGCAATTTGTAAATCTCTTTTCTTTGGGAAAAAGTTTTCTAAATGTTTATCCCAATATTCAAGCATTCTTTTATTAAATGTTCTATGTTCATCGTTTCTCTCCTCTTCTCTAAAATTATTTTCAGTATCAAATGATTCTGGCAGGCCTGACATTACATCGGTATCTTTATATCTTTTATAGTTTGCATTATTATTTAAAATAAGATAATTTCTTGCAACAATTGTAAAATAACTAAATGCTTTACCTTTGCCGGCTTTGTACATATGAATTTTTTCAATCATAAATGCAACAACCTCTGCCATCACATCTTTGGGGTCATCATCAAAGTAAGTAAATTTCCATTTATTATAAACTATCTCCGCAAGTTTATCAAACGCGGATGCAATTCTTTCTCTATATAGTTTATCTTTAATATATTGGTCGGATGTTAAATTGTATTCAATTATAGCATCTTCCGTATCTTTTGGAAAATATTGTCTATTGGGCCCTCTTTTTTTTCTTGGCATAATTATCTTTGTTTGAATTTTTCAATAGTTTCTTTTATTTGATAAAATATAGAACCTACATCATCATCCTTCTCAAACATTTGACGATTATCAATTTGTCTTAATGCTTCCAGTAATGCTTCGTTTCTTTCGATTTCCGTTTGTATAAATTTTTGTGTATCTTCGTATGTATCTTCGTATTTTTCTAATTTATTTAAAAGATTCCAAATAGTATATCCAGCTATTGCTAAAAATATAATTAAAATTATTATTGTTATTTCCATATTAAACTATTTCGTATCCTTCTAAAAAGAATTTATTTGCATTTTTAAATTTAACTTCAATCAATTCTCCTTCTTTTGATTTCATTACAATTTTTTCATTTCTACCATACGTTTGTCTTTTAACAATTTGTGTATTATAAACTCTATCTTTAATTGTAAATCCGTCTAAATGGTCAATTTCATGCTGAACTATAACTGTCATCATTGTTTCTTTAGATACTGATTCATTTGCTTTATCACCTTCTGGATTAATTTCAAATGTCAATTCACCCAAATTATCAGTTTGTACAATAACTTTGGATGCACGTATGGTTCTAATTGGTTTTGTTAAAGTTGAAGGAATTGATAAACAACCTTCAAAAAATAAAAATCCTTCTTTTGATTTTTCTGTAATAATTGGATTTACTAAGAATAATTCTTCATCACCAAATTTAATTAAACATGCTCTTTTTTTAATTCCTATTTGAGTTGCCGAAATTCCCAATCCTGGATTATTTTCCAGAGCTTTATTTAATTGTAACCTCAACTCATCAGCCTCTTGCTGAGTTATTTCTGATTTTAAAACAGGAGTTTTTAGATACTCCCTAAACTCTTTTGTTGTTAGTCCATTAGAACTTTTGTCAACTATTAATTTCATATTTTATTTTTTTAATCCGTATTTTATCCATTTATACCAAACTCTTTCGTGAATATAGTATTGTATGGGTTTATAAATCAATTCTGCTACTCCAAATGTTGCTCCAACTTTAATTGAACCACTTATCAACCACATTAATAAGAATCCAATTAAGGTACTTAAAATACGATATGAGATGGTTTTAACTATATGTCTTTTTCTTTCTACTATCATTTGTTATAACATTTTTTTCTTTTTTCTTAAAAAAAATTGCAAAGTAGTTCTAAGATTCGCTCCAACATTAATTGTTGTCACCATATGGTTTACACCATTTTCCTGTAAAACTCCCAAATTTTTTTCAGGTTTTATTGCTTTAATTTCTTCATTTTCTTCATACATTAAATAACCACCCCAATTACTATCCCATTTTTCATTTAAATATATTGTCAAACCTGCCTTATAAATTCCATCATTGTGCCAAGTTATATAACTTGAATTAGGCCAAACATATAACATAAACCCATCAATAAAATATGGTATTTTAGTTTCAATCTCTGCTTTTATTTTTTTTCTAAATGCATCATCGTATGTGTAAAAATCATATTTTAATATTGGTGTACTATTCTCAATCAACTTATCTTCCCAATTTAAAATTGAAGTAGTAAATTGTTGACCTTCTTTTTTCATCAATGATTTAATATACTCAATAGTTTCTTTGTATAATTCATCTGATAAGATATTATTATATTTTGTTATTGGCATCGTTTTCTATATTATAGGTAATTATATCACCATTTGAATCAATATATTTTTGTCTAATTGCAGTTCCACTAATTTTTTCAATTTCTTTTGGTGGTTCGTGGTATATAACTTCATAACCCACACCTCTGCCA